CCATAGCATTATCTCGGTCGATAGTTCCATAAAAGAGAAGCTCGTTTCCCACAACTCGCACACATTCTTCGAGTTCAGTTTCTGTTTCATCCTCGTTCGTATGCATTCTTCAAGGCTTTCTTTACTCTTGTCACGTCTCTTGATTTTAAGCCATTTCCGACTGCGAGGTGATTCATAACATCGAAATCTTGGGGGGTGATTTTGTACTTAAGGAGGGGCTCCAAGTTTCCCTTCTCGGCGTACAACTTTAATAAACACAATTCTTCAATTCCCAATCCATTTGGTGATTTTTTATAAATTTCATTGACTTTCTGTTTTCGCATCTTATAGTTTCCATGTTTAGTCCAACAACTCCCCGGTCTAATCTTTTCTCTTTTAAGGGGGTCACCTAGAAAGGTTTTGGGTATCGTTAGGGCGTGGAGAACAAAGTAGGGCATGAGATTCCAGTTTCCAGAGGAGTAAATGTGACTATCAAAATAATCCGCATTTGAAAAGGAATGGGAGATAGCTACAGTGTTTACACCCACTGAGTTTAGGTAATTTTCTTGGAATATATCCCACATGTGACCATGTTCACTTATACTGTCATATATTTCAATCGGTTTGGGATCACATAGTATATCAGTTATAAATTCTTTTGGTGTCTGGAACATATCCATTTCATCATAGTCATCTAAATAGGTGAAGAAGTTTCTAATATTTCCTTGTGAACGTACGGCTGCATTGTATGCTTTGGTATCCGAACTATCTGTCAATCTCAACAAAGTTTCAGGTTTGTGTTTTGGAATAAATATAGTCTCGAAGTTTGGGTACATACACATATTTGTTGTCGTTACTATGAGAGATCCGCGTGTAATTGGGACGCCATCCGAAACCTGTTCTATTATTGGTTTAAATATAGGATCGTAATCCTCTATAAATACATTCTTTGTGGTTGATTTAATAAACGGTAAAAAATAACATTTACTTTTCAGATGGTGATTCTGTAGTTCAACATGTAATGTATCTTTCAAGGCTTCTCTAAGAATGTAGGATTTTCCAACTCCAGATGATCCACATATAAATATATGTTTACCTTCATTTATATACCTACGAACGAGAGCAATTTGTTTATCATGAATTGTCACTAGGGGTGTGGTATTGTCTTCGACTTTTTTTTGTGGAATTATTTTAATGAAAGAGTCCATCGATGATCTTACTAATCAGGCAATAGATTTGGTGCTCGAGAATGGCGCACTACATAAACGTATCGTAGAACCTTTAAAAAGGAAAATTGTACCATATGTTGCTTGTAGTTTGTTGACCAATTTGATCATGGTTATTACTCTGATCTACCTTGCTCGACGTCTGTCTCTTCTTCAGGTTCCCCCTCTGTAGAATCTTCCTCTTCCTCATCCTCATCACCTAGGGAGGGGCCAAAGAATCCTTCGGGTGGTGGTTCATTCTTTTTCGATAAGAATTTACCTATCTTCTCGAGGGGGGTCCCGGCAGTCATCGCCTCAATTGGGTCTATCGTCCTCGGTAAAGTGAGTAATGGAATTGAACGCACATTGAGAATCTCTGGTTTGGTAAATACACTGTCTAGGGGATATTCATCTTCAAACCGCTTCAAGACAGACTTGGGCACCGAGGGTGATTGTTCCAAGAGGCGGTCATACTCGGTTTTACATTCACCAACGAAATCTAAGCCTTCCTTGCTACGCTCCCCCCTATCTAAGGCTAACATAAGACGAATATTTCTGGAAAGCATACCGAAAGCTAACGCAGCTGTTCTGTGGTTTTCCATGAGTTCGTTAATCTTGAGGAATTGGGATATAGTCGCTATGAGCCCCGCAGTTAGGTTTAAACCACCAATTATTGAGGGAGCAAAGGACTGTACATTCTCTGGGAAGGTACCCTGGGCGAAGTTCGCGGTCCCAGTTATAGTAGACAGTATAATAACAGGTAAAGTGAATCGAATACTAGAACGTCTGTATATGAAAAATGCACGGTGGTGCATATACCTGTAGCATGCAGAGGCTTCACCCCATTGTTTGAGTATATTTTCGTGACCGTCTGTCCATGACAGACGCATCTCTTCACGGGAAATCTTTTTTTCTTCCGTCATTATATAATAGATGAATATAATTTTCCTGATTCATTTAATTTTTCTGATAGGTATACTTGTTGTTCCATTTACAAATAATCGCAGAAACCTTGAATTTTATTCCATTCTAATTCCCTTCATATTTTACCACTGGTCAATTAATGATGACACATGTGCATTGACACAGGCGGAAATGTACTTTTCGGGTAAAGAAAAGGAGGAAACTTTCATGGGTAGGGTTGTTGGACCTATTTATAAAATGAGTGATGATGATGTAGGTAAACTCACCAAAACTCTATTCTTTGTGTTATGGGCCATTGTTCAATATCGATTGGGGCACTTCAAAGGGTTTACCAGAGACCTAAGTGAATTAAAGAAATCCCTTTCTACAAAAGTATAATGGACCTTAAACTCCGTAGCGAAATCAACCGTCTCACTAAAACGCGTGAAGATTATCACCAGACCTATGTTCAGAATTTAGAAATAATTGAGGACAAAATTGCTAAACTTGATATTCAAATCGAACTAACCGATTCCAATGTGAAAAGAGGTATTCTCGAAAAACAACGAATCGTTTATCAAAAGGATGTCAGAAAGATAGATAGTACTATGGAAAGTACCACAAATCTGTTAAATAAGAAGATTGAATCAATCGAACAAGCCCTCGAGAACATCGAGAAGGAGAAGGAATCATTTGATTTCAACATCAAAAAACTAAGAACTGGTATTATAAACGAAAATACCGGTGAGATTTTCGATATGTTTTCCAGTGTTGTGAATGCACTTGAAATTCTTAACCGCGGGAGAAACGAAATCGATCAAAAAAGTGAACACTCGTCTTAAAATTGTAATACATAAGCATACAGTACGCGTCCGCTATATCATGCTTCCTCTCGTATGGAATGGTATCCAAATCTATATACTTTCCCATCTTGACAAGAACACGTTCTTTTCTCTCATCGTAATTTAGATGATCCATCCCAAAGTGTGCATGTATCGTCAAAGGTGAAATCAATAGAACCTTATCTTTGAACATATAGTGTAGCAGAATCTCTATATTCGTAAAGCCTTGGGGTGGTTGTCTCTCTATAAGGATTCTCTCAGCCTTGTCGAAGACATCCCTGTGGTCATCTACAAATAAAGGAACTAAGTCAACAAAGTCATTACTGTAAATGTATTTGTAGTCTTCCAAACTCACCTTTTTCATGTACTCAACTTCTATAACAGGTCCATTCCCACACTCAGCGAGGACGAGACCCATATTGTGGAATCCTATATCTATGGCCAGGACCTTCATGTCTTTATGTCAAAGATTTTCTTTAATAATAGTATATGAAGAATAAGACTAAGATTCAAACACTATGGGTGGCTCTCGTCATACTCATCGCCGCTGTAGCATACTTATGGAAGAATCCCCGAGTCATCACGAAACGGGTTTCGAATCCAGCCCCACCTCCACCAATGATTCGGGTCCCCCCTAGACAGACATTCGAACAAAGGCGTGAACCAGAATTTAGGGGTCCTCCAATCAAGGAGTACAAACCCGGACGCATGCAACAAATGGGGTTACTCACCGGACCGGGTGACGAGACCCTCCCCCTCTACGGTAAGGAGGTTCGTGGTCGCCGTGACAGGTACCACTACTACACAACCACTGGCGGTGAAAACTTGTACCCAGTCCCAGTGAGCCACAATGCTAGGGACTGTATGGAGGACATTGGGTGCCAGGAGCTCTATGGAAATGAAACAGTCTCAGTGACTGGCAAGACTGGTTCATTTGGGGTTAATATGTACAGAACCGATAACTTTTTCTAAGAGTGTATTAAGAAATGATCCCTCTTATTATCGTTGGTTCCCTCGCTACTCTTGTAGCCTATACTTACTTTGGACCCAATCTCATTTCATCTGAAAAGGCCAAGGAATATATCAAATCTGGAAAGATTAGGGTGGTCATAGATGTCCGCACAGCGATGGAATACCGCTGGTCACTACCCACGAGCCATACATATCCCAGTGAATAAAATTAATAAAAAAACAACGTCCGAACTTCCCAAAGAGGGTTTACTCGTCTACTGCAATACTGGACAACGAGCCAGATTTGCGGCAGAGAAATTGGAAAACTTGGGGTTTAAAGATGTATACTACATCGCTGGGCTCTATTCTACTTTGTTAAATTAATAAGTCTATCAAGTCTCGGTTTTTCTCGATTTATAAACACTAAGACTTCAATTGGATCTCTCGACAACTCAACAGAACCATGTGTATTTAATGGATGCACATATTGAACACGAATCAAATCTACTGTAACATGTTTCTGACCCGAAGCCTGACTATAGTGAACAGCCAACGCAGCCGCATCCTTCTTAGTTTCTTTTGGTAAGAAATCTCCATCATAAGAAACTACGACATGTGAACCCGGCCACCCCTTGACATGAAGCCACCAATTCGCCGCATGACTCGACTCAGTGAGTTCATAATTTTCCTTGGCATTTGTACCAACTCTAATAGTAATTCCATCCAGGGATTCATATGTCTTCATATTTATTTATTGAATTTTTTCTTTATACTACTCGGTGGTTCCTTCATACACTGACGCGACCCCCGCACCAGGTGCCGATGGACCTATTGTGCAGGTGGGGGTGCTGGTCCACGCGCAGCTCCTTCGGGTGNTACCAAATTAATTTCAAATCTGGGTTTAGGTAATCCATCTCTTTTAGATAGTAATAGAAGTACGAGAAAAAATCCAACAGGTCCCATTTCTGTGGGACTGTATACTGTAAAGTTTTGCCAAGTGTTACACAAAGCATCTCCTCTAGCTATTGCACTCTCCACGATAGAAGGATTGGTTTTCTCCTCCTCAATTTCAATTTCATCACAATACGCTTTTTTCCATTGAAGTTCTCCATCACCGGTTAATCTAAATCCAGTAAGAACTAGCTTTGTACGTTCATCATCGGTACTAATTTTTCCACTATATATGTCATCAGCCATTTTTTTTGTTAAATCTTCACCCTTTTCGTTTGTAAAGGCTACAATTTTACCATCCTTTTCTCTCATACGATAAAGACAGTCTAAAGTTCCATCTAAAGCGCATTTACCATCTTTCCATATGTTCGCGCCCTTATCCAGACCTCCAACGTTTACATCATATAGATACCCGAACCGAAATTCCGTCGGTGCTGGATCTGGAACAGAGGTGTTACTAATATACCCCTCAGTTTTGTTCGGTTTATTTTTGTAAACCGATCCTTTCTCAGTTACCAAAATTACTGGTGTGTCGTCTTTTTCCTGAGCTTCTTTTGTTGTAGACGTCTTATCTAAAACTTTATTAATTTGGTCACGTACACTCACACGCCCACGTGCAGCTGTAATCACAGAAGTTGTGAGACTGGCAGAAATACAGCTCACACTGAGAAGTCCTACACCCGCGAACATTGACATCATATTTTTTTAATATATATAAACATAATAAAATGCATGTCATTCTAAAACCCAGTCCCTCGGTCACCCACCGGTACAGAGTAACTTTGCCATGTAAAAGATCGATAGATTTTGGGAAAAATGGGGTTGACTACTATGTGGATCATGGAAATCCCCGCATAATGAGGGCACAACTTCTTAGGAAGGGGGCGATCCTACCCAAGGAGGTGCGAATTGAGAGGGATCCCTATGAAATTCACAGGGGTATGTTGAAAGTTAAG